CCCGCCCGCCGCCAAAGCATCATCAATGGCGCGCTGTGCAATACCGGTCACGTTCTCAATTGCGAAGTTGAGGTTCTGCTGACCACTGGAATTGCGCGCCGGCAGGGATATATCCAAGCCGGACGCGGTAAACGTGACGGTTTCGCCGGTCTCCAGCGTGACCGTCTGATCTTCATAGCCTGCACAGGTACGGATTGGCGAGAACACGGGGTGCTTAATCTCAAGTGTGGGAATGATTACGTCATCACCGCCCGAGGCGTAGACGATTTCGAGCAGCTTGCTCATGCTTCGGGCCACTCCCTGTTGATTGCCTTGTCGATAATGCTGGAATTGATCACTAGCTCTGGCATTAGCGCCCACTCCCTCGGCAGTATCTGGCGTTCGCGTATTTCCAGCTCTGCGCTAAAGCGCCAGTAACGGCCCGCTACCAGATCCGGCCCTTCATACATGTCGGTAAAGCGAACCTCATAGGGCTTAATGCCCATCGGCGTTCTGAGGGTTGTGTAAAACCAATCGGTACCGTCATTGATGCCGCCCAGTTCACTGGAGGCGGCAAACCACACTTCAAATGCCTGGGCTTGGCCTTCACTCATCAGCAGTGAAATAGGGACCATGGTAGGCACGGACGTAAACCGCCGGCGGTTTCGCGACCGGCCGCTTGAAAACTCGGTGCGCTGCATGGGTGAAACGTGGCGATTCTGGTAGCCCTCCTGCAGGGGGATGGGCAAGCCGCTTGGGTAACTGACTAGTGCCATTATCTGCCCCTCGGCTGTACGCCGTATTTGCCACGCATGGCGGAATCAACCTTGCCATCACCGGCGATGCTGGCAACGATCACATCAATCACCCATCCGCTATCACCGTCCTTGCGTTGGCGTGTGGTGCCTGCACGGCTTTTGTCTTCGATAATGTTGATGGTAGGTGCGGCGCCAGCCCGATCGCCACCGCTATCACCTGGGCGAACGGTGTCACTTTCAATGCGCGCCAGTGTGGCATCTAGCTTGGCGCTTGTTTCGGCGGTGGTGACCCGCTCACCCTTCTCCAGTAACCAGGTGCCGGTTTCGGGAATTGAGTCGATGCCATCGTGCGCCATACCGATGTTGCCAATAGCCGCTGCCTGGGCCACCTGGGCCGCCGCCGCTGCCGCACCAGCAGCAGGGGCGAGTACCGGACCGACTACAGGTATACCCACCACTGCGGCAAACGCATCGGAGTAGGACTTAGGTACATTCAATAACGCCTTGCCGATCGCAAACGCTTTCTCTGTCGCGAACAGTGCACGGTAGATGCCGCTTTGCTCGCCAGCGAACGCAGCGGCTAGGCCGGATAGATCGCCAAAGGTGCTTTCAGCCGCGGATAGCTGCGCCATGTGCCGCGCCTGCTCGATGCGCATTAGCTCGTTTTGGTGCTCTTCGTGCAGGGCTCGCTCTTGCTCATCCCATTGGGCGGAGAGATCGGCTCGCTCTTCCCTGAACTCTTCGAGCATTTCAAGCTGGGTGTCGTACCACTCCTGCAGCTCTTCCTGGGCTTCATCGATCTTATCCAGCTCGCCGAACGCGCCACCCACCGAGGCATCCAGCCCCCCGTAGTCCGGCGCTTCCTCAAACGCAGCGGCGGCAATCTTGCTTGCGATCTCGGCGTATTCATCGCTAGCGACGTTGACAGCATCCAGCACCGCCAGCCTTTCGTGCATCTGAGCGGCCAGCTCTTCTTCGGTGGTGCGTAAGTCTTCCAGCATCGACTGGTAATCTTCGCCGGCCTTTTCGCTGGCTTCGTAAGCGGAGATCGTTTCGAGTGCGGCGCGGGCGGCGGCTAGCTGGGTATCAGTAGCGCCGTCCTGCGTTAGCTCGAACAGCTTGGCGGCCTCGTCGGCCATGCCGAGCATGGCGGCTTGCTGCTCTAAAGCGGCCACTTGCTGGTTAATGGCATCGGTTGCTTTCGCGGCTGCCTTCGCTGATTCGTCTGCCGCTTCCTGCTCTGCCTTACTTGGGCCACCCGTTCCACGCCCTAACGATGCGGGGGTATCAACAGTGATGGCGTCAGCGGCGGCGCGCGCCTGCTGGATGAATTCGTTAAGCCGCTCTGACGGTGCAGCGCCAGCGGCTAGTTCGTCTAGCTCAACACGCGCTGAGCGCAGCGCTCCCTCAAGCACTTCCACCTGGTCGCGCATGGCATAGGCGAAATCAGGCTGGTTGGCGAAATCAATATCAATGCCCGGTACGTTGTTCATTTTCTCAATGAGAAAATTCAACGCATTCACCGGCCCTTCAATGATCGCGGTGGTGGCATTCGCCATGCTACGCGCTACTACCAGCGCTAGCTCCCGCGTGCTGACGCCAGCCACTTGTATGTCGCGATCAATTTCCCACACCGCATCAAGGAAGGTGCCCAAGTACACAATGCTGGTGTCGACCATCTGCTGGACAACGGCTTGCATGTCGCCTACTTCTTCGGTGGCATCACTAAAGCTTTCCGCCACGGCGAGCACAAAGGGCGCAAGCTCTACCGCTACCGCGTTGCCAACGCCACCTACTAGGGCGCGCGCCTTATCAAGCTCAATCGCCACTTGCGAAAGCTGGGCAACCTCGACCGCTGACATGACGATGCCGAGCCGATCGGCTTCATCTGCCATTTCGCTTAAGCGTTCACCACCATTGCGCAGCAAGGGAATCAGCGCTGTGGTATCACTGGCCATCGCTTCCAGATAGAACGTCATGTCTTTCTGAGAGAGATTGGCTTTTTCCAGGCTGTCATAGAACAACTGAAGCGCTTGCGGGCCAGAGAGATCGCGAAAGGCGTCAGCAGTTACGCCGACTTTCGGCGCGATGTTCTCGAAGAAATCCGCCATGGGTCCGCCGCCAGTGGCGACAAAGTCACCGATGCGGTCGTTAACGTCCTTCAGAATATCGCTTAGCTTGTCCTCCTCAATGCGGAACTCCCGAGCGCCGTAGGCCATGCGTTGGAATTCTTCGACGGTGGCATTCGCCATCTGCGCCTGATTACGTAGCTCCTGAGCATTACGTGCGGCCATGTCCGTAAATGCCAGCAACGCAGTCGCGCCAGCGGCGGAGGCAGCCGCCACCGCCGTGACCGCGGTTGAGACTTTTTTGAAGTCGTCGGACATCTGCTTGGTTTGGCGCTTGGTGCTGCGCCCGGCTTTGTCCATTGGGCCTAGGAAGTTGCCCGTCTTTAGCACCATGTCGAGCGTCAGGCTACCCAATGAACGAACTGACATGCTTTTCTCCAGGCGTAAAAAAACCCGCCGTGGCGGGTGTTTTGGCTACATCGTTTTACTTACCCCCAGCTTTCCTTCGCTTGCTCGAGGGTTAGCACCGGTTGATCGGCATGGGGCATGAACTCCGAAAGCTCAAACGGCGTGGCGCCCTGCTTCCGGTGCATGTTGGCCTGTTGGCAAACGATCATCGCCGCGGCGCGCTCGATGCGCATACCGGTGTGCAAGGTGCCGCGCTTCTGGCGAAACGCTAACCAGCTGAGGAACTCTGGGTAACTGATGGCGTTTTGCGCTTCTTCGATCGTGCGCCCGCCGATCCCGTTGAGGACGAGCTCGTGCCAGACTTCGTCTTCGTCGCTGAGGGCGCCCGGCGCTTTCCCAGCTGTGACACCTCTCCGATCACCCGCAGCAGTTCATGGGTTAGCTTGTCACTAAACGGACCGCGCTCGGGATCAGCTTCGCCGATGACATCGGCCACGGTAAACAGCCGGTTGCCTTCTTCGTCAACGATGCAATGGGCGATGCGCGCAGCCAGTGGATCGCTCTTTAATTGAGTGGCCACTATGTCATTCTTAGCTGTGACGTAAGAAAGCGGAAGCACATACACAGTGGCCGCGAAGTCCTCGCCGTCTTCGTTTTTCAGCTTGATAGCTTTCGGCACGGCCTTGCGGGATACAAAGCCGCCATTGGCGGCTAGGGTTTCCAGGGTCAGATTCATACGTTACACAACCTCTTTGGGTGCCCAGGTGCCGCCACCACTGCGCTGCATGGTCACCTGAGTGGCCACAACGGTATTGCCCTGGAAGTCGAACGGGAAGTCAGACACATACGCTTGGTAGGAGTACCACGTGCGCGTAGTGGGCAAGGTAACGTCTCCCGATGTGCCATCGACGGAAGGCACTTCGGTACCGTCTGCCCAGCCAACGTACCACTCCAGTACGGTATCCTCGTCGCCTTCGGCCAACTCGCTAAGGCGCAGGTGTGACGGCTCGTTAGGGTCAGCGTTCACGGTCATCGTTGCTTGGCCTGGTGTGCGCAGCCCACGCATGTAGTTCTTGGAGTTGGTTTCCTCCAGGTCAGTGGTTTCGATCTGATCCGCCGGGTTAGCGCCGGGGTTCAGGGCGGTGGCTTTGCGCACGCGCACGATCTCGGACCCTGGCTCAGCGGTCGGGTCTTTGAAAAAGATGTGCGTGCCTTGAGTTAGCACTGGCATGTTAATACTCCTCCGCCGCTGGCGGTTAGGTGGGGTGGTGCCAGCTCACATCTAAGCTGGTGTTCTTTAGCTGGGTGCTTGGCTCGGTGCCGGTGCCCCCTAGCCGTGTCACGTGGCAATGCGTTTCCAGGGCGCGGCGGAGTGCGGCTTGCACCGCTTGGGCGCTGGCGACGCTTAGCGCGTATACGTCAATCTGGATATTCCATTCATCGATGTCCGGCCGGTCGCCGAGATAGTTCTCGGGCACACCGTTCAGCACTTGATAAACGGCGTAAGGCTTAGCGATGTTTTCGGGGGCATCACCAAAGGGGAACAGGCGCACTGGCCCAGATCCCAGCAACGCGGTAACCCCCGCGTCAGCGGCGCAAACGGCAAACAGTGGGGGCATGGGTTACTCCGGGCTAGCGTTCTCCGCGCTTGATCGCACGGTCGAGGGCTTTGTTGTAGTGCAGTACGAACTGATCTGTCGCGGCTTGAATGTTTTCTGATAGTGCTGTGCGCATGAAGGGATCGGCTGGGATGTCTATCGTGCCGAACTCCTTAAATCGCCAGTAGTAAGTATCACCACCTGGGTTGTTGGAGCCTTTGCCTGCGACCTCTCCGCTAGCGGCAGCAAACCCACGGGCGCCACCTAGTACCCCGACGCGAAACACCAAGTTGCCATTGCGCTTGAAATCTTTGGGCGAGAAGCGCACCACCACGTTCTTGAATATCTCTTCCTTGGTAACCGGGTCATCAAAGCGGCTAGCTTTATCGCGGGCTTTGTCGCGAATAACGTTCGCCGCTTTGCGCATGGCGAACCGACCGCCTTTCTTGCGCAGGTCGAAGCTGAGGTTTTCCATACGCGCCAGCAACGGCTCTAGGCCTTCGACGTTGACGGATAGAGGGTCAGCCATCGTTCAGCCCCTCTGAATACGGCAGCGTTATATGCTCGCGGCCGCTTTCGTTGTCCGGTAGTACGCCTTCGATGTTGTAGATCTTCCCGCCGTGGCGTACGCGCATGGTGCTATCAAGCTGCAGGCTGGGCCGGTACCGCATGACCAGCTGGCCGGTGACTTCGGACTGGGCGGCATTGGCAGCTATAAACCCGCGAACGCTTAGCGGTTCAATGGCCATCCAGGCTTTACCGACTTCTTCCCAGCCATCGATCATGGCGCCGGTGTCGGGATCTTGTTGCTGGGCGGGGCGCTCGATGGTGCAGCGGTGGCGTAGGCGTCCGGCTTTCATTTACTCGACCCGCTTGAATTTCTTGAGCCGTTCGTAAGTGCCGCGCGTCATGCGCATTTCTTCGCCCGCTTCTTTGCACACGCCGCCATCACAGTGGCGAGTTTTTAGCGTGGCTATCACCCAGCCTGCACTACCTTTCTGCGCAGCCTTTAGGGGCGCTGGCTTTTCGGGTGTGGGGTTGGCTGAGGCGGTTTCCGCTGCCGGGGCCGTTGCCGTTTCTGCTTGGTTTTGCACGGCGGATTGGGCTTGCTGAACGGCTGCCGACTCCGGCGCGGCTTCCGGATTTTCTGCAGGGGGTGTGTTCTTTCTTGTAGCCATGGGGCCTCCTAGAAGAAGTAATGGCGGTACGGCTCAATAAGGGCTTTGACGCCCATGGGCAGTTCGCTGCTGATGCTGCCGACCACCACGCTTTCGCGGTTGCCGTACCAAGTGCCGATCATGAGTAGCATGGCGGTGACCAGATCATCATTCAGCACCAGGGCATGTTCGTCAGTGACAACGCCGTCATCGTCAACCGGCACGGCGCCCGTTGTGGCGTACAGCGTGCGGCCTGTTTTGTTTTCGACAAGAGACGCGGCTGCCGCAGCGTAGGTATCCAGCAGCGCGTCGTCTTCGGTTTCGTCCGGCTCAAGCCGGACGTGTTGCTTGATAATGTCCAGCTCGAGCATGAACGGCTCCGTTATGTGGCAGAACCACGTAGGGCTTTGATGGCGGCCACGTCTTGCAGCACACAGTCAAAGCGGTGGAAGGCAAGGAAGCCGGTCTGATCGAACTCGGCGTAACGTTCTACCAAGCGCTTGAGCACCATGTAGCGCACGCGGCGAATGATGAAGTGCTGGAAGTCACCGGCGTACATGAACTTGGCGCTTGCGCCTAAATCCGCAATAGCTTGATCGACAAAGTATTGCTTATTCAGGATGGTGGCTGGCGTTGCGCCAGCGACAGCAGGAAGCCATAGCGGGCGCCCTTGCAGGTCTTCCATTTCCGTCATCATCTTTAGCGTGTTGTCATTCATGCCGATGCGGAAACCTGGGGCGCGGCGGTAAGCCGGATCTACCGAGTGAATTAACCCGTTAATCTCTTTCCAGGTAAATTCAGTATTGGCGGCCGTGTCTGTCACCTGTGTTACTGAAGCCTCTAGCCCTTTAGGCTGCTCTGGTGTTCCAGCACCAGTACCTTTGACTAGATAGCGCGCTTCGCCGCGACCAATTCGCGATCCGACGCGAGACGCGAGAAACGCCTCAATATTGATACCGCTATCCTGCAGTAGCTCATTGGATACACGGATGACTTGCGAGGTGAGCTTTTTGGCGCCCAGGGTTTCCATACCGAACAGCACATCTTGCTCGGTGGCTTCCTGGTTCTCGCCAAGTAGCACGCCTTCTTCTGCGGTACCGTCACTGGTAGGCCATTCAATCGGCGCGCCGCTGTCGGTGGTCATGATTTGCGACACACCTGCCAGACCACCGTAATCCTTCATGGCCTCATAAATGCGATTGAGCATTTCGGTCGGTACGGTGAAGCCGCCCTTTTCTCCAGGGCTGGTGGCTTGGGCGCGCATTTCCATGAGCACCTTGCGCTGCTCTTTGGTCATGTCGCTTGCGCCATGGCGTAGAAAGGCGTCAAACGCCTGGGCGCGCTGCTCGTCTACATTGCCGCCACCGCTGTTTTCATCGCCATTCTCGCCACCGTCAGCACCGCCCTGGCGGCGGAACTCTTCGGCGTTTTCTTCGGCGAATCGGTTGTCAGCATCTCGCAGCTCTTCTTCACGCTCGATCTTTGCGTTAAGCGCGTCGAGGTCGCCTTTCATTTTCTTCCAGCTGGTGCGCTGTTCGTCACTCCAGTCGTTATCACCAATGGTTTCGTTCAGCGCCCGCATGTCTTTTGCGATGGCGTTATATTTAGCTTTCAGTTCGGCGAGTGTCATGGTTTGGCCTCAGGCTCCGATGATGTCGAGAAAGCGCTCGCGGGCGCGGCGCTGGTTATTAGCACGCTGGGCGAGACCTTTGATCTCGTTACAGCGAGCCTCTAAGGAGCGCGCTGCGGCGCCCGCGTCTGGGTAGGCTGGATAGGTCACAGGGGACACATCCAGCAAACGGCTAAAGCGTGTGATGGTGCGCACGATCAAGCCGTCGTCGTCTTCGTGCCATTCGTCGCCATCGGGCGCTACGCGAAAAGCAAAGGAACTGCCGGTAATGTCGTTTCGGCTGAGCGGCGCCAGCACGAGGTCGCGCACGGTTTGGGTATCCGGCGGGGTGATTTCGTAGCGCAGCCCTTCGGCGTCAATGGATAGCGCCAGAGTGCCGCTTGTGGTGCGGCCCAACACAAAGTTGGCGTCGTGGTTAAACAGGGCGCGAACGTCATCGCCTAGCACGTCATCGAAGGCGCCCGGGGCGATCTCTTCTTTAAACATGCCCATGATCATTTCTGACCGCTTGTTGAATACCGCGCCGTGTCCGATGATGCGGGCGGGCTGCCCTTCTTCGATTTCCGCGCGCACCTCACAGGCCAGCGCGCGCTTTTCGGTCTCGCTCATGAGGTGGGTTCCTCGTCGTTGGGTTGACCCAGCTGGCTAAGGGGCTGGGCGTTGACGCTGATCAGCATTTCGCTTAGGC